CACTTTGTGCCTCCTAAAGTTAGCGTTCGCAAATCTTGGTCTAATAACTGGCTTGAATACCACTTCGGTTGGGAACCTCTCGTTAGAGACATTTATGACTCTGTCGAGGTGCTAAACAATCCGATTAAAAGCTTTTCTCATTCGAAAGGGGTCGGCCGTAGTTCTGAAATGTTCACCTACCTTGAAGATCTTGGCTCCGTTTATAGACGTGTCTATTATCGGACTCAATACATCTGCAGGCAAGGTGGATATGTTCAGGCTATAACCGATCGTGGGCTACACTCACTAGATCAATTTGGGGTTCTCAACCCTGCGGCGATCGCGTGGGAACTAGTTCCATTCTCTTTCGTTATTGATTGGTACGCAAACGTTGGACAAGTACTTTCTTCGTTCAGCGATTTTGCTGGCATGTCTCTTGGAGGTGTTTACACGTCGACACTTTTCCGCACACAGATGTGGGGGTTATGTTATCCTAAGCCAGGTTTTTCCTCGCCGTCGATGACTAACCTTAACTTCTGGGGCGGTGGGTCGCGTGTAACCCGTGTGGGAAGCTTAACTTCCCCGGCTTTCGCCGTCAAGAGCGTTCGCCTTCCGTCAAAAGTCCGTGCAGCGACTGCTATTTCTCTGCTAATTCAGCAGCTTAGTAGTCGTTAACGGGACGGGAGTTTCTCTCACCATTACCTTGTACGCTTCGTACGGGTCCGAAAGGTACTTCATGCCTTCAATGGCTTCCATTACCGTCAAGAAAGCAGACGGTACAACTGACATCGTATTTGACGCCCTTACCGCATCCGGAGGCGAAAGCTCTCCGGCGGTGTGGCGCCAAGATACTGGTGCAGCTGCGGGTCTCCCGGTTGGTCTTCGGTCGTTCTTCAAACTCGCCAGCAAGTGGAATGGTCCCAAAACGGCGCGGGTGATGAGCTTTGAGCTTGTCTTCCCGTATGCCATTCAAGACACGACCACGACGCTTTACAGTGCGAAGGACCGCGCCGTCATGACGGCTTCCTTTACCATGCCTCAGGGTATTCCTGCGTCACAGCTCAATGAGGCTGCGGCGCAGGCGCTGAACTTGTGCGCCGCTGCTCTTACAAAGAGCAGCGTGCAAGCAGGTTACGCTCCTACCTAATAGGAGCACAGCACCCTAATCATGGACTCGCTAAATACTTCTCTGCGAGTGCTCCTTCCTTATTTGGAGGAGCTGGGGACCGCACGGGCCTTATCTGTGGCAATATGCCTCAGATATGGTTCCTATGCGGAGGTCCTGTCTTTTTCGACGGACCCACGCC